GGTGGCAGAGGTGGTGGCAAGAGCCAAGCAATAGCACGCTTATTGTTATACTTAGCAGAGATTAAGAAGATAAGAATCTGCTGTGGTCGTGAAACTCAAAACAGTATAGATGAATCTGTATATACAATCCTTAAAGACTTAATAAACGAATTTGACCTTAATTACGAGGTGTTATCGCAAAAGATAACTCATAGGGTATCAGGTAGCACATTCATATTTAAGGGCTTTAGAGAGCAAGGTCGTGTGAATATTAAGGGTCTTGAAGGGGTAGACATACTTTGGATAGACGAATCTCAATCAGTTCAGAAGAATACACTAGATATAATCATACCGACTATTCGTAAAGAAAAGAGTAAAGTGTTCTTTTCTATGAACAGGTATCGCAAGAATGACCCTGTATATGAGGAATTTAAAGGCAGAGAAGATTGCTTGCATATTAAAATCAACTATATGGACAATCCGTTTTGCCCTAAGAAGCTCTTACACGAAGCCGAACAGAGCAAATCTAAAGGCGAAGATGGCGATTATGACCATATATGGTTAGGTAATCCAGTAGATGATGCTGATAATTATCTATTTACTAATACTAACCTTGAAGATTGCAAGAAATTTGAGTTCTACCATAACGAAGCTCTATATGGATTCAGGATAGGTGGTTTTGATATAGCACGAATGGGTGGAGATAGAAGTGCATTTGTTGTTATTGAGCAAAAAGGACCGATGCAGTGGGAAGAAATCTATACCGAGATATGGAAGAAGAAGGATTTAGCACATACAACAGGTCGGATAATAGACAGAATCAACAAGTTTCATCTTGATATAGCAGTAGTTGATGGCGATGGTATGGGTGCTGGACCGAGAGATATAGCTAATTTCTTTATGAACAAGGATATAGTTGAGTTCAGAGCTAATGCAAGCTCGCCTGACGATATAAACATCAAGACAGGTGCTAAGCGTATAGTTCGTAGGCATACTAATTTAAAGAGTTGGGCTTGGCATCAAGTCAAAGATTACATTGAGAACAGTTGGTTAAAGATAAACAATCAAGACATACTAGACGATATGTCAACGATTATGTATGATTTCAAGCCAAACGGAGAGAGATTCATAGTCAGTAAAGCTAAAATGAAGCAAGAAGGGCTTAAAAGCCCTGATGCTGGCGATGCTCTAATGATGGCTATAAGTGAAATCAGGCATACACACAAGGTATCAGAAACAAACATAAGCAATTTACCGAGATATGCAACAGCTAATGATGATGATTATATGGGGTTGCCAAGATATGCGACAGGATAATATGATTATAAGACAAGCTATACCAGATGATTTCTCAGAGATATTGGAATTAGTACACGAGTTCCATTCAGAAGGTATAGACGAGTATGGCATATTCTGTAACGATGATGTAGTTAATTCTATAATGCCTAACCTATACAAGACTTCGTTGGTTATGGAGATAGATTATAGAGTTCAAGGCGTAATAGCAGGATATGTAACTAATCACATAATGAACAAAGAGCCGATATACCACGAAGTTATGTGGTTTGTATCAAAGAAATACCGATTACATGGCATCAAGTTGCTTAAAGCGTTAGAAGATATGTGCAAAGGTATGGGTATTAAACAGATAATAATGGTTAATATGGGTAGTTTGAAGAACGAAGCGTTTGGTAAGTTCTATACATCGCAAGGGTATAGACTACTTGAAACGCATTACTTAAAGAAATTAAAATGACACGAAAAGAATATAATAAACAATATATGGGAAAAAATAGAGAAAAGATTCTTGCACAGAAGAAAAGGCATTATAAAAAACATAAAGAATCCTTACTAGCAAAGAGTAAAGAGCTTAGAATTAAGTATCTTAAATCGTGGGAAGGATATATTCAAACTGTAACCAAATGTGAAATGTGTGGAAAAACAATTTATTTTAACAGAAAAAAGAAGGTTGATGCAATTCATTTTGACCACAGACACGGCTTAATAAAAGGATTTAACATAACGCCTTTTGCTTGGTTAGCTGGGAGACCTAGAACCACAAAAAACGAAAAAATGTGGGAATCTTTTGATTTCGGGAAACTGTGTGGTAGATGTAATTCTTATTTACCAACAGAAAATAGAAAAGAATTTTTAGAAGATGCAATAAATTATATAAAGAAACTGGAGGTTTAAGATGGCATTAGTATCATCAGCAATAGCAGGTACAGCAGGAGTAGCTGCATTATTAGGATTAGGTGCAGGAGCAACAGCGATGGCATTACAGAAACCACCTTCAGAGCAAGTGCCTGAGATAGCACCATTACCTGAAGCACCGACAGAGCAGAGTGCAGAGGACAAAGCTAAGGCAGAAGTAGCAAAGAAACGCAAGATAATAGCTCGTACAGGTGGCAAGACGATACTTGAAAGCAATTATGGGTCAACAGTAGATACGCAAAAGAAAACATTTCTAGGACAATAGGAGCATAAATGACTAAGAAAGCCGAAAAACTTATAAAACAATGCGACCAGATAAATAGCGATAATGCTAACTGGAAGAATTATCAAGAAGAAGTTAATAGCTATGTTGTTCCTCGTAAAGCATGGGTTAATACTCCTAAGACTAAAGGCGAGAAGCTAAAGTTTAATTTCTTATTTGATTCAACAGCTATCAGGTCGTTAAAGATAATGGCAGCAGGATTTCATAGCAACTTAACTAATCCTAGCACTAAATGGTTCAATCTAAGAACAAGAGATTTGGCACTTATGAAGAATAGTGCAGTTCAGGTATGGTTCAAAGAGGTTGAAGATATACTGTTTGCTACATTGAGCAGTTCTAATTTTGATACTACAATGCAAGAGTTTTATATAAGCGTAGGTAGTTGTGGCACGAGTGCTATATATATACAACGAGACCCACAAGAGAAGGTAAGGTTTAGCGAAATACCAGTAGGTCAATTAGCGTTTAGCGAAGATGCTAATGGCAGAGTAAACAGAATGTATAGGAGTTTCCCATTAACTGCACAGCAAGCGTTTGATAGATGGGGTAATAAAGCAGGTAAAGCAGTAATGGACAGACTAGAAGATAAACCTAACGAGATGTTAGATTTCTTGCATTATGTCGGACCGAGATATCAAAGGAATCCTAATAAGATAGACAACTTGAATATGGAATACGAATCTATTTGGATAGAGAAGTCGGAGAAACACATAATAGACGAGAGTGGGTATAAAGAATTCCCTTACTCAGTAGGCAGATTCTATAAAGATTCAAGCGACCCTATGGGGTATGCACCTAGTATGGATGTACTTGCAGACATTAAGTTGGTTAATATCCAAGTTAAGACAATGTTAAGAGCAGCGATGAAACAGGCAGACCCTGCTTTAATCGTGCCTGACAAGGGCTATATACTGCCTTTAAACAGCAATCCTAATGCAGTTAACTATCGTAGAGAAGGTACAAGTTCAGATGGTATAACACAAATGCCAGCAGGTGGAAATATACCTATCACGATGGAAGTTATACAAATGGTTCAAAAAGGCATAGAGCAAGCATTCTTTGTACCATTGTTTCAATCGTTAAGTAATGTAACAAAGCAGATGACAATACCTGAAGTTCAACGCAGGATAGCAGAGAATATGGTATTGCTCGGTCCGACAGTAGGCAGGTTCACTCAGGATGTACTAGACACATTGTTAATGAGGGTATTCTCAATACTGTTTGAAGATGGCGAGTTACCACCACCACCTGAAGCTATACAAGACCAAGATTTAGATATAGTTTATATAAGTCCACTAGCTAAAGCACAGAGAGAAACGGAAGTATATTCAATACAGAGTTTCTTAGGAGATGTTGCAGCGATAGCACAGTACAAGCCAAGTGCATTAGATTTAATCAAAGAAGATACGATAGTAAGAGAACTAAGCAAAATTAGAGGTATCAATCCAGAGTTACTTAATTCAGATGATGATGTTGCACAGGTAAGACAGATTAGGCAAGAGCAACAAGCTATACAGCAGAAGATGGAAGCTATGAAACAAGGTGCAGATGTTCT